ATCATGGATTGATTAAGAGTAGTCCTACCCTCTGCTTCCGCAGATAACTGTGACATATAAAATACAGCACAATCATATGTCTTGGCTATCTGTCTTGCGTGAATAGCACAGGCGGCAAGTGCTTGGTCTTCTCTTGCAAAGTTACCAGACACTCCAAACTTATCACCCATATCAAGCACTAAAATGTCAGGCTTGTATGCTTTACACACAGATTCTACCCAATTCATATCGCGTCCACCTGCTTCTTTAATCTTTATGTTATCCATAACAGGTTTATACATAGCTTTAGCCTTAGATATATTATCTTTTACCTCACGAGCAGACATACCTGCTGTAGCTGTAAGGTATCTAGCACCAACTCTATGTGTAGGCTCTTCATTACATAAGATAATACACTTAGCACCCTGATGTGCAAACCCATTAGGACCTGCAATCAGCGAAGCATGGAAGGATGTCTTACCTGTGTTAGGTCTAGCACCTACTTCAATAAGCTGTCCACCTGATACACCCTCTACTCTACGAGTAAGAGGTGATATATTAAACGTCCACTTAGCTTCTAACTCTGCTTTGGCTAGTAGGGTTTCAATAGTAATATCATCCCACTCAATGTTTAAGTTAGGTATAAAGTCATCTCCATACCTCTCAAGTAAATTACGTAATGATTCTAATGTATTGGCATCGCCATTGACCATATCGAATCCTATGTTAGCTACATCTTCACCTATTACCTGTTGGAATAGCTTAGATAACACCTCTTGTGCTACGTCACTACCCATAGGTTGTTCTCTCTTGATAGAGGCAAACAAAGATGAGTATGCTTGCTTCTGTGCAGTAGTCAGCGTTGGATTATTAGACATGAACAGTGCTTCAATCTCATCGGGTGAGACAGTACGTTCATACCTGTCCATAGCTGTATCGATTGCTTGTTTAATCTTACGCACGTCTTTACTGAACAAGCGGTCAGGACATTTAGAACCACGATGGTCATCGTAGAAACCTTTGTCCATAAGACTACGTACTAAAGATAACTCCATTCTTATACTCCTATGTTGGTTAGTTTGTTGATGTCTTCAGGGTTACGATATTTTATATCGTCTGTCAAGCGTAGAACACGAACATCATTTACATGTCCACGCAACTCCTTTGCCATTGTAAAGTTCTTTGGTAGTGCGTCAGGGTCAAGTGCAATTATTGTCGTTGAGAACTGTGTAAGAAACACCTGATGGGCTGAAAGGAGAGAAGTACCCATCAAAGCGACCCCGACAAAATTACCTAGTGAACCAACAACACTAGCACTCACACAGTCCTCAACAACTACAGCTACCTTACCACATCCATATGTGTAAGGCAACCCACTGTTCCCATATTTTTTCCACTTAGGCAATTTATTTGATAGTGTTCTGCCTGTAGCATCTACTATCTTTCCTTCGTGTACAACAGGGAATACAATTCTATTTTCTTTTGCATCATACATAACATGGGAACGCAACTCAATTAGCCCCCATTTATGTAGATAGTTTAAAGCCTCCCGTCTATCCTTCAAGTGTACAACATATTCGGGTAGCTTGAAATCAATCTGACTTGCCATATTTTCTGCACCCCTGAAACCTCTACGAATATCATCAGCAGAAAGATGAACCCTCTTGCCACCCGATATCTTACAGGATGCCTTGTAACAATTCCATACAAGGCTACCCATATTATTGGTTACTGTAAATGTTTTATAGCCATTACATACTGGACAATTAATACGTTTAGTCTGTCCACTATCAATATCCATATCATTTATTATATTATCTATATTATACATGTATATATCACTTTCCTTGTCGGCAGTTAAATGCTTTTACCACGAGATTTACGTGCAGTCAAGGCATAATTTGCACTCTCGTAAGTATTTTTCATGTATGGTTTAACAGACTGTGGGTTACTGTGTCCTGTAACCGACATAATTTGTGCCATACCGACACCTGCTTCAACCATTTGTGTTGTTCCTGTCCTTCGTAAGTCCATAAGGCGTAGCTCTTCAGACAGTCCAGCCTCTCGCATGACAAGACGTGCAGCTTTAGACAGTCTTTGTATGCTATATGGGTGGTACTCGCCCTGTACAGGCTTGGTTCGCGGAGCAACGTACTGTTGGAAGCCAAAGTCTTCCTGTTGTTGTATCAACATAGAGTGTAGGTCATCTTCAATAGGCAAAGTTACCTCTGCTCTACGTTTAGACTGCTCCAGATATAGCTTTTTGTCTGGCAAGTCAAGATTATCCCACGTCAATAGCCTCATGTCACCCAATCTCTGACACCATTCGTATGCCATGTGAACAATTAGACCAAGACTTCGCCACTCAAATCGTGAATAAGCAGTGTCAAGGAATTGACGCACGTCATCTTCTGACCATACAACCTTACGTTGAACAGGTGTTTTACGCTTGACGTTAGAGAAAGGATTGACTGTCGCATACTCCATGTCTATTGCGTACCGATACACGATGGATGACACAGTACAGATGTGGTTGGCGAAGCTAATGCCTCGCTCAACCCACTCTTCGTATGCGTGTTTAGCTTCCTTACTAGTCAGCTTATCATACTTTATATCACCAAATTTGTCAGTCATTATGCCTAAGAAATATTTATAGTCTGCTTTAGACTTGTCTCTTAACATACTGAAATCATTAGACGAATAGTACCTGTCAACTAAGTGGTTAACTGTTTTCATTCTTACTTTTCTCCTACAATGTAATTGGCATGACCATACAACTTCAATGCATCATGCGCAGTACGAATACCATGACAATTACGACACATTAATCTACACTTTCGTATCTCAGCCATTAATTTTTTTAATGTGTAAAGAAACATATGAGATGGATTTCCTAGTTTAGTTGAACTATCCATATGGTCAAAGTCAAGTGCATAAGGGCTTGCATTATACCCACAGTTAGCACAACCTTTACGTAACTTATACAGATTTAGCCAATATTTACGCCTTAATCTTCTGTATCGGTTTCTGTCTAGTTTTTTCTGTGGTGTTTTGTTCATGCAGCCAAAAGCTCTTTGAACTGCTTGCTATCAATCCACTTAGACACCTCTTGCTCACGAGCAAACATAGATACCGCTTTCGTATCGTAGCCTGTTGTTCGTAGCTTGAAGCCATTGCGCTCATCTGCATAGCTTGCATAGTTAGTGAACGCAGAGTACAAAGCCCAAGCATTTTGACCACGCACACTCGCTTCCTGATTGTACAAGGTAATCATCTTGTCTGCCTTGGTATCACTCTTAAAGAGAGACTCAAGCATAGACTTGACATCTTGTATAAGCAAGCTCTTGTTAGCCCACGACTGTAGAGTAGCTGACTGTGTATAGAAGTCTTGCTTGCTACGCTCTAACTGTGTAATGAATCTGTCAAGGCTAAAACCACTGGTATTCTTGCGCCTTACCTTGTCATGCTCACCACGTATCTGTCCATTGGTGCAGAAGAAATCGATAGCACCGAACAGAACTGTATTAGAACACGTGCCATCCACTCCATGCAGAGCAATTATACGTTGCGCTATCTCTGTCTGGTGTTTATCGGTGTGTATCTTAGCAGTGACATTGGGCAACACCATGTCCATCATAGCCCACCCATTGTGATGTGCGTCTTTCCAACTGACTTTCGCACCTTCGTACTCCTCGTCTGTCAAGTGATGCGTAACTGTTTCACTCACATCACGGAAGAAGTTTCCGTGTGATGCACAGTTAAAGTCTTTACCAACTACGGCAATGTACTTGCCTGTGTTGCCGTCAATGACATACTTCTTGTCATCAACCTTTGTAGGTTCAAAGATTACATCAAAGTCTAGGTTCTCTGGTATCATATCTAATGGCATGTTATATCTCCTTTCATCCATTGTGGCATATTACGTCCTCTATTATATCGTGCAAAGCGTAACTTGTCAATCCTATAGAAGGCACGATATGCTTCTATCGGGTAGTCTTCGTCTGTCTTACAGTCATCGTGTCCACTGAAGCATTGTGGGTGAGGTGTCATGTCACCCTGTGGTATTAATTTCATACCCTTGAACAAAGCAAAGTGGTGTTTGCTTGCACCATGAACTTTGCCATACCTGTATGTGTATTCGTTCAGCATACTACGATATAGCAACCAAGCAAAAGCATAGTTAGCTTTGTTCTCCATTGCCCACAAAGTACATGGATGTTTTTGATGCACAGGTTTGTATATTCCGTGTTCCTCTGCATAGTCAGGTGCATGATGCCATAATGCAGTACATAACATCTGTGCTTCTTCTAATGGCATCTTAACTATGTGTTGGTC